CGTAGACCCTATGCAAGCCAGCAGGATGCCTGACATCAGGTGAGCCCCGCTCCTGCGATAACCCACACCGTAGACGAGACTTTGCGTACTGTAGCCCAGCCGTACTGCGCCAGCGCCCGCGTGCCTGTGGACGCGGTGCCAGCCAGACGCATCGTGTCAGTCGTGATGGCGATGTTCTGTGAGCTACCGCTGTTGTTGAATACGGAGAACGTGAAGCCGACGGCCAACGCCAGCGTGGCGTTAGCCGCGATAGTAACGCCGCCCGTGGTGATGTCGATGCACTTGGCGTCGTCGTCGGCCACGATGACGTACGCGCCCGTCTGCGCGTTGGCCGGGATATGCAGGTAGCCTATTTTCTGGCTGTTAATGGTGGTCGTAGCCGCTACAGAGGTTATATCGGTGTTAACCCCTGACGCGGCTGCGCCGAGGGCTGCGAGCGCCAGCGGGGCTGTAATCGCGCCAGTGCCGCCGTTGGCGATGTCTACGACGCCCGAGATGTTGGTGGCCGTGCCTGCGAAGGTACTGCTTGTGATGGCGACGCCCGCGATGGTGCCGCCCGTGATGGCGACGGCGGTGGAGTTCTGCAGGGACATCGTGCCTGCGGCGGTAACGTTGTCTACGGTCCAGATAGTCGCGGCTAGCGCGTCCTGCAGGATGAACTTGTACGCCTCGCCGGGGATTAGCCACACGTCGGCCTGCCCGCTGGCGTCAAGCACAATCGGGTTGGCGTTCGCGGCGACTTGCGCGGCGTCTTGGTACGTTGTCTTCGGCGTGGTCGTGCCTGCTTCGTACGTATAGAGCAGCCCGGCGGCGAGCGGCACACCGTTCTCGTCGGAGAACTGCAGCTTAGGTACGGGGCTGATGGTGGCCATAGTTTATCCTGTGATGTTGAACGCCGCTGCGTAGGCAGACGGAATGGCAGGATACGGTGCTGCCGCAGCGGTCGCCTTAAGCCGTATGGTTGTGTCGGCCACAGCCCACACAAGCTCGAAATAGCTACCTGCCGCCATCTGTAGCACGCTAGACACGGGTTGGCTAGCTACTGGATTAGTCGTTGTGACGTACGATGAGACTGCCGACGCGGGGATATCTGCGCCGTTAACGCGCAGCCACAGGGTAGCCAGCGCGCCCGCGCCGCCCGTCTTGTCGAACTGCGCGCCTGCGCCGATACGGTAGATGCCGGGCCGGTCAACGTAGATGCGTGAGGTGGTGGTGCCGATGGTGACGCCGCGCGCGGTGCGCGAGGTGTTGAACGTGGCTGCGTATGCGGTGTTAATGACCGCCGCCGTCTGTGTGGTGGTGTCGTAGACGTCGCCGTACCGGCGGGGGTCCGCGTACGGTGTTGCCGCAGGCGCTACGGACAGCCCATCTAACTGTGTCTGGATAACCGCCGCTTGGTCGGCGTACACGGCGGGAGGGTCCACCTGCACGTCGCCTAGCGTCTGGTTGCTAGCGCCGCCGCCGGTCAGCGTAAAGAGGTTATTCAGGAACCGATACCACGACACGGACACAAGCGTAGGATTGCGCTCGTCCAGAAAGGGTACTCTGTTGAGCGGGATTTGTGAGACGTCAGGCACGGGTTAGCTCCACGTCCAGCATAGCGCCCATGATCGCTATCTTGACGGGGTCAGAGCCTGATACTTCATAGACGCGGTCGCGCAGCTTCATGGTCATGCCAAGCCGCCTGAAGATAGCGCGTCGCCCTGTCTGCCCGATGCGGCCAATAGCTACGTGGTGCTCGTTGCTCCACGTATGTCCGCCGTCGTCAGACCAGCGCAGCATGACACGGGGGTCAGCGCCCTGCACTACGGCAGGTGTGACCAGAATGAAATCGCCGCTCTCGGTCACTAGAAAGTCCAGACCTTCGGTCAGCAGCAGCGTATCCTGCGTATCCAGCGGGTCGATGCCGCTCAAGCCGACGCCTGCTTCCATAGTGATCTGGAGTGAGTGTTGTGCCGTACGCTTGAGGTTGTTGATGCCCGGCGCTAGCGCGCGCCAAGAGCGCAGCCAGCGTTGCGGCGTCCCGTTATCGCTGTACGTGTCTTGGTCTAGCTCGTAGATGTTGCCGTTCTCGAAATCGCCGACAATCGTCATGTTGTCAAAGAACGCTTGGCAGTTGCTACGGTGCCGGGTAGGCAGGCCAAGCGCCGTGTTCCAACTCTCGCGCTCGTGCCATGCGTCTGCCGCTTCATCGTAGCACCACGTTGCGCCGCGACCGTCGCGTGCCGACGGGAACGTCAGCATATAAAATGAATGTCCGTCTTGCTGGTATGTATACCCGATTGCATCCGATATATCGCCGTAGGCTTGAATCTGCCACTCAACCGCGTGCGTAGACACGCGCTTGGCTTGATAGCCTGTGGAGCGCAGCACCATGCCTTGCCCGCGCGCGTCAGCGCCTAGCCAGAACAGTCCGCCGCTGGTCTTGGCGAGTGAGTACGCAGAGGCGCTACCGACTTCGTTGAACGCGCCTTGGATGCGCGAGAGCGGGAAGTCAGGCAAGCCTGCGTCGTACCACACTTCGGTCGAGTAGCGGCCCGTAAGCCATAGCTCTAGGTTGCTGACCATAAGCCCTTGGATGCCGTCGGGGTTGCCTTCGGCGCTGGCAAAGTCAAGCGCGTCAATGTTGAAGCCGTCATTCAGCGCCGTGACGTAGAAAAACTGGCTGTCTGGAACCGAGAACACAAAGTACCCGTCTATGTACGCGACCAGTTTCGCGCCGGGGAAATCGGGGTCCGTCACTTGCGCGAATACGCCGGTCGTCTGATCGTAGATGAATGCGTCGGGGTTGCAGGCGAAGAATATCTGCTTGCCGTTGTCAGCGATGGATACCGGGCCGGAGCCCGTCACAGAACCTAGCAGGACAGGCGTAGCGGTTGGGCTAGTGATGCTGTAGACTTCGGAGCCCGACACGACGTACATCTTCGTGTTGTCGGTGGAGTTGACCCACTCCGCACGGATAGGCCCTGTGCCGATTGTCTGCAGGAGCCGCAGGCCGGGCGTACGCTGGAAATATGACGTGGTCTGCCCTGAGTCCAGCACCTCGGGGTACAGGTTCACAAGGCGGCTGTTGGCTGCGTTGACCGACCGGGCGACGTACGAGCCCCCTAGAATGGGTGTGGGTATCATGGCTTACCCAGCCGTGTCGCTATAGATGTTGTAGCGGGCCGTCTCGCCTGCGAGCCCGGCGGGCAGCGACAGGACGTCCATCGGGTTGTTGATACGTTTCAGGTCGCGCTTGCTCGCTACGGAGATGCGCGACACCGTGGGGCTGGGCTCCACACCGAACTCGGGCGCAAGCTCGCACGCCAGATTGTAGCGGAACGCGCGCCGGTAGCCGGGCGGGAACGCCAGCACCGTTGCCAGCGTGGCAGGCTGCGATAGCTCTGTGATAGACACTAGGTGCCATGTGAGCGCCTGCGTCGGCACGGGGTACACTGTGAGCGTCACGTCAGGGAACGCCGCGTCGACGAACAGGACTTGCGGGATGGGGCTGGTTGCAGTCTTCAGCGCGATGGCGTTGTACTGCTGCTGGTTGATAAGGCTTACGCCGTACGACAGACCGTTGCTGTCCAGAAAATAGCTGGCGTCATCCACGATCACCGGACGGTTGCCAACGAAGTCGCCGGTAGGGCCGACCGTGCGGCTGGCTGCGGCTGGGGGCCACACAAAGACCTGCTCCTGTGTAGCGAACACCGACAGGCGCTCGATACTCCACGAGTCAAGCATCTGGTTCATTGCCACCAGAGCGTCGTTAGATGTTTCGGCAGAGGGTGTCTCGCCTTCAGCGAGTACGCCGATAAGTCGTAGCGCACCGTTGATGAGATCGCTAGACGTCGTCATTTACGGTTGCCTTTCGACGGCGCGGCTTGGGCATCGTGTTCTCCGGCTGCATGCCGTTGAACTCAGTGACTACGTATTTGAGAGGTGCCGGTGTCTCGGGTACAGCGTCCACAGGCGCACTAACAGGAACAGGACGGGTAGGATCAGCAACAGTATAGCGAACCCAACCACTCTTTTCATCGTACGCTGCTTCTTGTTCGCTACACGCCACCTTCGCGCCGTGTACGTCGTGCTTCAGGTAGATAACAGCCATCTAGTTTAGCTCCTGTGCGGTACGAAAACTCAGGGTAGCCGAAAAGCTACCCTGAGTAAACTCGTTACACCGCCGGACTAGACGATATACAGGGTCCAAGTGCCAGCGCCGGTTTTGACGTTGACCAGCGTAACTCCCGAAGTGATCGCAACGGCGGCTTTACCCACGAGGGTCCAGCCTGTTCCCGCCACCATGGTGACGACGCCAGAGCTCGTGCCGATGTTGACAAAGCGCGTCACGAAGGACGAGCCGACCTTGGCGTTGCCAAGCGAGGCTTCCAACAGCGCGACGGTGGGCAGCGTGTAGCTGGCCGCTGACGTGGTGGGGTTGCCGACGAGGATGCTGCTAGTGAGTTGCGCGACGGTGAGGGTCGCGGTAGAGGTGGCCGCGCCGATAGGAA